AATAAAATTAAAATTATGGGAACAAGAAGTTTAACTTATATAAAAGATGAATATACAGACAAAAATATTATCTGTATGTATAGACAATATGATGGTTATCCATCAGGACATGGTTTAGATTTAGCTGCATTTCTAAATAATTTTAGAGTTGTTAATGGTTTAAGCATAGATATGCCAAAAAAAATAGCTAATGGAATGTCTTGTCTAGCAGCACAGCTAGTAGCAGAACTCAAAGATGGTCCTGGTAATATATACTTATACCCACCAAACTCTAAAGATTGTGGTGAAGAATTTGTATATGAAATATATATGGATAATACATTAACAGCAGTTGGTGTAGATAATATTATTATAAAATGTATAGATGTTTGGAATAGCAACAAAGTAGTATTTGAAGGCTCACCACAAGAATTTATATATCAATATGGAGAAGCATTACAAGAAGATGAAGTTCAGGCTAGTAACTGATGGCTATAATATCTGTATAATGAAAAGATTCTTTATATGGGAAACAGAAGTATTGCGTGTAGAATATAGTGAAGATAACTTATTTAGAGCAATAGATTATTTAAACCAAAAAAACAATAATTATTATGGAAAATAAAATTAATGAATTAAATGAATTTCAGCAGAAAGTATTCAAAATGATACAGGATATCAAAAATACTGTGCAAGAAATTAGAACAACACAAAAAGGTTACATGTCAGATGCGCAAGCTAATGATATTGCAACAAAACTTGTAGATACTATAGAAAATGACCCAGTTCAATATTTTATGCCAGACAATTTTGAATTTGACATTGTTAATAGCGATAAAATTGAAGTCTGCGACTGTGATATACGCGTAGAAGATAATGGTTTACTACATGATGATATAGTTGAAACGCTATTAGATTATTATGGTGAACCAAAACCTGAACCACCAAAAGATATACCTGTACAATTCAACTCTGTGGCAGAAGATAATCAAGCTATTCTTAATGCGGAAGACCCTAATTACTTAACTGGAGCATTAGCTAAATAAATAATAAGAGAGATAACAAATCCCATGGATAACTGTTGTTTTTGAAAAATGTTAATAATAATTTGTTTTGCAGCCAATCCATGGGTGCAACTCTCTTTTTTTAAATTTTATATACTATGACAAACTTTGAATTTACATCAATATGTGTTAAACATTTAGTAACCCCACTTTTAGTTTGGGAACTAGAAGAAACACAAGAATTAATAAAAAATGATAATTTAAATGAAGATACTTTAACTAAAGTAATCTGTAATAATTTTTAATTATGAAATCATATCCAATATGGACACAAATTACAGCCTGCAACTACAAGTCTAGCAAAAGTTTTGGTAGCTTAGAAACAAGTGAACAAAACATATATGTAGGAACAGGAGCAAGAAACTCAAATCACTTTGCTAAGATTGTTACAACAAAAAGAAATTTGGGAGACAATACACACTTTAAAATATCTATGGACAATCAAGTTCTAAAAGAATTTATTATGTGTAATAAAACAAAAGAAATAATAGGAAAACGTTTAACTAAAATTGTACCAGCCATATGAAAACAATACAAGAATATATAGATGCAGGTAAAACTTATCGAGATTATTGGACAGACTTGTCTAAAAAACATTTAGTAGGTAAAAAAATAATAGCAGTAAGATACATGTCAAATGCTAATTTAAAAAACTTTATGTGGCATAGCTGCCCTATTGAAATACAATTAGAAGACGGACATTGGATTACACCTAGTATGGACGATGAGGGTAATGATGGTGGAGCATTGTTTACTACATACGAAAAACTACCATGCATACCAGTAATCTAGTTATTAACATTGTACGTTTATAATTAGATAATTTTGTATATTTACTAACTAATTAAAACTTTATGATGATTATTACAATGTCCGCTGCATCGGCAGCAGGTTACTATATTATTTTACGTAAAGCACTGGGTAAGAAGATGTTACGCAAAAGTATTATACTTTGGGACATCATACTTACCATGTTTTTACCATTACTATTCCTGGGCACGTACTCAGGCGTTATGACAGCTATACTAGCTGGGCTAATATTTTCTATATTTACGCATTTTTTACATAAATTATCTTAATGAGAGACAATGCAGATATAGAACAAAAGGTGTTATCTATAATAATAGCAGAACCTAATTTATTTTATCAATATAGTGATAGATTATATTCAGAATTATTTTCTGAATTACAACATAAATTAGTGTTTGAAAAAGTAAAAGAAATATATAACGAAGGTGGTGTGCCAGATATTATTAAGCTGTCACATAAACTTCAATGGAAAGGTGAAGAACTATCTGATTTGATTGATATACTAAACGCACCACTGAGTTATATAGATGTTGATTTTGCAATTAAAACTTTAAAAGAATCATCTGATTTGAAAAGACTAAACTCTCTTACATTAAATATGCACAGTAGAATACAAGAAAATTTATCTTCAGATAAAATAACATCATTTATCGAAGATGAATTAAATAAAATAAGACAGGATTACGAAGATGATAGTCCTACATTTCAAAAATTATTGAGCAATACATTGTCTGATATTACAGCACGTATGGATTCAGATGGCACAACAGGTATTACATCTGGCTTTGCTTCTGTTGATAGATTTACAGGTGGTTGGCAAAAAACAGATTTAGTAATTATTGGAGGTGCTTCATCTATGGGTAAAACAAGTTTTGCTTTAGCTCTTGCGCATAATGCAGCAAGTGCGGGTATACCTACTTTGATATTTTCATATGAAATGAGTGGCACACAATTATTAAGCAGATTAATATCAAGTGAAACAGAAATAAATAATAAATATATACAACAAGGGGCTTTGTCTATAGAAAATTACAAACAAATTAATATGGCTATTGGTAGATTAGAAAAATTACCTTTAAACATTGATGAATGTAAAAAAACAACACTTACATATTTAATAAATAAAATAAAAAAGTATGTAATGACAAGCAAAGTTCAGATTGTATTTGTTGATTATTTACAGTTAATCAGTTCTTATGCTAAATCTGGAACTAGAGAACAAGAGGTAAGTAAAGTTGTTCGTTCATTAAAAAACACTGCTAGGCAGTTAGATATAACTATAGTTGCATTAAGCCAACTAAACAGGGGTGTTATGAACAGAACAGACGCTAGACCTACTATGTCAGATTTAAGAGAATCTGGCGAAATAGAACAAGCAGCAGACGTTGTTGCTTTTGTATACAGACCAGAATATTATGGTATTACACAAGATGAAAAAGGATGCGATACACGCGGTACGGCAGATATAATTTTTGCTAAAGGCAGAAATATTGGTATTGGCTCCGTGCGTTTACGTTTTAAATCAAATCTTACAAAATTTATTGAATATGAACAAGACTTTTAAATTTATTAAAAAGAATCCAATAGTGACTAGCATACTTGTATGCACAACTACATTGCTATTGATACAAATTATACCTATAATAATTATGTTTTTTATTGTGTTTTTGATTATGCTATTACTTAGAAAAATAATATGGCGAAATCTAAGCTAGATAAGATATATGATGAGGTAGCATATGATACTAAACTTCCAAAAAAACTTGTAAGAAAAGTTATTAAAAAGGTATTTAAAGAAATAGGTATTGCATTGTTGCTCAAAGGCAAACCTGTAATGATTAGAAAATTTATTAAAATTGTAAGAGCAACACGAACTAGTAAAAAAATTATTGAAAACTATAATAAATATAAAACTAAATTATGACTAAGTTAAAAACTGTAAATATTAAAGGCAAGGAGTATGTTGAGGTTAACGAAAGACTTAAATACTTCAGGGCTAATTTCAAAGGATGGTGTTTGACTACAGATATAGTAGATTTGACTGAAGATAGATGCACTATCAAAGCTACTATATTTGATGACAATGGCAACATAAGAGCAACAGGTCATGCTCAAGAAAAAGAAGGTTCTTCTTTTATTAACAAAACATCATTTATAGAAAACTGCGAAACTTCAGCTTGGGGTCGTGCACTTGCTAATCTAGGTATTGGCCTAGATACATCTGTAGCTTCTTATGATGAAGTGGCAAACGCAATAACACAGCAAACTAAAACTACTAAAGAAGTTTTGTCTGAAGAAAAGTTTAATGCTATGTTAAGCGCTATAAACGATGGTAAAATAGATTTGGTAAAATCAAAAATAGATAACTATACTTTATTACCACATCAAAAAGAAGCATTAAAATTATAAAATTATGAGTATAAAAGCATTTAATTTAAATAGTATAAATACAACTAAACCAAAAGCACAAAACAATTCTGCAAAAGAATATGTAACTGAAGGCGCGTATAGGTGTAAGGTTGTAGGAATGACAACATCTGAAGAAAAAGAAAACTATAATGGCTCTCCATACATAGAGTTTGATGTTGTTACAGACGATAATAAAAATGGTAGATGTAGATTTTGGGTTATAAAAGAAACAGACCCACCAAAGTCTGCTGAATGGAAAGCAAAATCATTAAAAGACTTTTTGGTTAATGCTGGTGTAAGAAACTTTGCAACAGACAATGATGCTTTCGATGAGGTTATAGGTAAATGGGTAAATGTTGTGTTTACATATGAAGAATACTTAACAACTAATAGAGATACGGGTGAACCAAAAATTGGTAAAATGATTCGCTATCGTTGGAGTAGTAAAGATGGAGAACAGATAACTTATAATCCAGATTATAATAAACCTTTATCTAGTGAAGATAAACAACAATATGATTATCTGTTATCAGAACATAATAAAGCCAACCCAGATAACGAAAATTTACCATTTTGATATTGTTTTGTATATTTGAACTGAGACGTGTTATATCGTGAGGTATAACTAGCTTGCACAGCAGGTAGCTATTTTTTCATTTTTATAGCAAGCAAACCGATTAAATTGGTCTCAGTTTAAATATGCAAGTATATATAAAAGGCAACGTACCTTCGAGTAAAAATTCAAAAAGATGGACAGGTAAAATGTTAATTAACTCTAAAACAGTTATGAAATATTACAAAGCTGTTGCATTGCAAATGAAAGAAAATGCTGTAAAATTTAGAAAAGAATATGACAAGAAAACAAAACCATGTTATGTATCTTTTAAATTTATCAGAGACAGTAGAAGAAAATTTGATTATATAAATCCAGCACAAACAATACAAGATTTAATGGTAAAATATAATTGGATAGATGATGATAATTGCACACAACTTATACCAGTTTTTGAATTGTATGAAGTTGACAAAGAAAATGCTGGTGTATATATAACAATATTATGAGTTCTTGGAAAAAAACTTTGTTTGAAGAGTATCTAAATTATAAATACAAAAAAAGTTTTGATTTAGATAATTGGTTTCCATATAGCGGCATGGTTGAAGAAAATAATAAGATAATATTCAAACGTGATACAAGCGCTATAGATTTAGAAATAATGCATAATAAAACTTATGTCATTAAAAATGATATGACTAAATATAAATTTAAATAATATGATAAACAAAAAGAAAAAAATTGAAGTAGACGGTAAAAAAGTAAAAGTTGAAGATTCTGTTTATAATTTACTAGCAGGAATGAATCAAACTATATATAATCATGAAATTATGATTTTAACATGGGTTCATAAACATTATACAAACCACCCTGATGATAGTAAAAAATCAGAATATGAAAAAAATCTTTTTAATTATGCAATGCAACTGCCAAAAGCAACAGAAACTTTAAAGATGATGCTAGAGTATGATGAAAAAGAAAAAGAAAATCAATAATAATTAAATTTAATTACTAACTTTGCATTTCGGTTTTACTTTTCTATTCCGAAATGTTTTCATAAAGTTTTGATTAGTGTTAAGATTCCCTGTTATGCAGGGTTTCTTAGCCTTTTATATACACACACATGAAAATAATTACAGACCACAATATTACACACGATAACTATTACCAAGATACTGAGTATGTTACAAACAGTATGTTAAGTAAAATATCAGAAAAATCTCCACTGTATTTACAACATTGGTTACAGAATAAACCAGAACCATCTGCTGCTATGAAACTTGGTTCTGCATTACATTGTAAATTTCTTACACCAGAATTGTACGACAAACAATGGGTAGAAGCGCCTGATGTAGATAAGAGAACCAAAGCAGGTAAAGAAATTTGGGAAAAATTTATTAGTGAACATGACAAAAATCAAATAA